ATGAGTGAATTGAAGCCGTGCCCGTGCTGCGACGCGGATAACCCGTTTAAGAGAGCAATCCCAGAAGTCGGAATCCCATCGGGAGATAGCGGATACCGCGTGACAATCAAGTGCCGTGACTGCGGTTGCTCAATAACACGCTGGGCGTTGAAAAAAGCATGGGCTATCGAATCTGCCGAAGCCGCCTGGAACCGCCGCGCCCAGCCTGATAATTTGTTGACGTCAACAAGACGCGCCAAGCCCGCCAACGAGCCGCTGACCCTCGAAGAGCTGCGGGAGATGTACGGGGAGCCGGTGTGGACGACCAATATGTACGGTGAAATGGGGGCTTGGGTGATTGTCGGAACATCTTACGCAAGCAGCCCGGCAGAAAAGCTTAGCTACCCTATGTACGACAAAACGTGGCTTGCCTACCGCCGCAAGCCGGAAGGGAGCAAGAGCGATGGTTAAGCCGGAGCCGTGGCTGTATCCGCTGAAAGTGGAGTACGACCGGCGGAAAGTATGCGAGTGCAACCCGCGCACGTTTGTTCTGGATTACAAAAATAAGCTGGTCTATTGCTCGAAATGTGGGGCCATCATAGATCCGTTCGAGGCCCTCTTGGATATGGCCCACAACGCAGAGAGTATCCAGCGGAGCATGTTCTCCTTTACGCAGGCGGCGGAGAAGGAACGTCGCAGTTTCATGCGATTTCGCGGCGTGAATAATATCAGCAAGAAATTCCGGGATGGGCTATGGCCTGTTTGCCCGCATTGCAGTGAGCTGATTGATCCGATGGAGATTAGCCGCTATGTGCGGCCAGTACAGGAGGCGGGACATGCCCAATGACCCTTCTACATACCTATGTGTGCAGCAGCGGGCAGGGCCGTTTGTGAAGGCGTTTGTAACGGATCGGAAGTGCTTCCTTCGCCGCAACGGGGTGGATGTTCAAGGCGCGCGGAGGCGCTGCGGCCCGGCCATGAGCCGCACCAGCGTGGACAAACTGGAATTACGCCTTGCGCTGTTTGGCTTTGATGGTATTTTTTATACGCTGACTTTTGCGGACGAACACCTGCCAGACAGCCTTGACGGTGTCATGCATGTATGGGATGCCTTTTGCAAGCGGCTTAAACGCTTTTGCAAGAAACCCATGGACTACTATGTGTACCGCGTGGAGGGCCTACACGGGGATCACCGCTATCATATCCACGCCTTTATGCGTTACGCAGATTTTCCTCCGGCCGTCGTTAGGTACCTGTGGGTGTGGGGCGAGGCTTACGACGTACCGTATGATCAAAAGCGCGTCATGGCGGAGCAGGGATACCGGGGCCTTGCAATCTACTTCACCAAGGAGCTCCCGGATGTCGGCAGGCATCCGTGGGGCTGCTCCCGGAAGCTAAGTAAGTTGATTCCGCCCCCAGAGGTGCATCTGTCCAACACAGGGCAGCTGCGAGTGCCGCGCGACGCGGTGCGATTGCCCATCTTCGGAAAGCCGGATCTGGGTGCATGGGGAGTATTCAATTACACCCGCTATTTGCTTCCTAAAAAATAGCGCTTTATATTTAAATAATGATTTCTTATTCTTGAAACCTTATGAATATTTACGGACAACCTAAAGAAAGTGAGGAAAATCCATTGCCAGTGAATACCAAAAGTGTTAAACTGAGCGTAAAGGACGGATGGGTCATGTGCCCGATTTGTGGCAAAGGGAAGATACTGAAAGTCAACCCCGATACAGCCGTCCATCACCTGCCTCGAAAATGCAAGCGATGCGGGCAGGAAACCATCGTGAATATCGAAGCGCCTGAGCCAGTGTCCGCAAGGACCAGCGCCTGAGCCATTTGACAGCCCCAAGAGGGATGTTGAAGGCTCAGGCGCTTTTTGTTTTGCCTGGAGGTGATAGCCCGTGGCCATGAAGCCGCTCCGACCGTGTCGGCATCCAGGATGCAGTGAGTTGACCCGTGACGGCTACTGCCCGGCACACAAGCCAAAAGACCGCCAGCAGCGCAGCGAGGAGGCTCAGTCCTGGCGCTGGATGTACCGGACGCGGGAATGGCTGGATGATCTCCGGCCTACGCAGCTCCTGCGGGAACCGTTCTGCCGGGAGTGTGCCCGGCGTGGCATCCGCACACTGGCCACCGACGTGGACCACATCGAGGACCACAAGGGCGACTGGGTAGTGTTCACAGACCGGAACAATCTTCAAAGCCTGTGCCATGCTTGTCACAGCCGCAAGACGGCCCGGGAACTGTGGCAATCTCGTGCCAAAAAATCGCGTTGATTTTTGCCCGAAGCTACGCCTGCGCCGGAGTGTGTGAGCGCGTGTGTCTGGGCGTGTGAGCGTGGGTGCGCACCGGAAAGCCAAAGGCTTTCCAACCCCTCCCCCCGCCTCGGAAAGATTTGGCCGGGGCGGCGGAAGACCGCATGCCCCCTCGTCTGCAAGAAAATTTCCCCTATCGGCGTTTCGGAGACGCAGCGCCGGGCTCAGCGTCGGCGGAAAGGAGAGATGGCGGATGCCGACCCCACCCAAACCCAAAGCAAATATGTCCAAGCACCTGACCGATGCGGAGCTGGAGGCCCGCCAGCAGGCCGAGGCCGAGACCCTGCCGGACCGTGGCGGAAAAGTCCGCTTGAAGAAGCCCGCTTTCGTCGCCCGGAATAAACCGGCCAACGCCTACTGGAACCAGATCATCAAGCGCATGGACGGGCTGTCCATCCTGGACGATTTGGACAGCGAAATGCTGGCGGGCTACTGCTCCATGCTGGCGAGGCGTGATCAGACGATCCTGCTGAACAATCAGCTGCTTGATCAGCTTGGTGTACAGGGGGCGGTTGATCCGTCCGGAAAAAAGAAGCCACGGGACGGATCTGAACTGACAGACGCCGAATGGGAGGGCTCTGCCAAGAAAGGCGCCCCCGCCATGACACCGGATGAGCTGATTGAGGCGGTGTCCAAATTGGACACATTGACCGGCAAGCTGCAGTCGCTGGAGCGGAACCTGCTCCAGTACGCGGAGAAGCTGGGGCTGACGCCCACAGGCCGGGTCCGCCTGGCGCAGAAGCGGGCGGCGCAGGTCACTGATCCGGGAACTGATGGCGATGATCTGTATGGAGACTGAGAGGAGACCGTGTGAGAACTACTACGAAACTAGAGATGCGCCCCGTGGCGGAGCTCATCCCCTACGCCCGCAACGCGCGGGAACACAGCGAGGAACAGATTCAAAACCTGCGGGCCAGTCTGCGGGAGTTTGGGTTTGTCGCACCACTGCTAATCGATGCGAACGACAACATCCTGGCTGGGCATGGACGCCTGCTGGCGGCCAGAGCCGAGGGCATGACCGAGGTGCCGTGCGTGTTGGTGGAGCACCTGTCCGATGTGCAGCGCCGCGCCTACATCCTGGCGGACAACCGGCTGGCCGAGCAGGCGAGCTGGGACGCCGAGCTGGTAAGCCTGGAGCTGGAGGAACTGAAAAATGCGGGCTATGATCTGGATCTGACCGGCTTTAATGAGGATGACATTCTTCTGGATGAGTCCACCGATGCCCAGGAGGATGACTTTGAGCCAGAACTTCCGGCGAAGCCGGTCAGCCAACCCGGCCAGATCTATCAGCTGGGACGGCACCGCCTGATGTGCGGCAGCGCCACCGAGAAAAGCGATGTAGCCGCCCTGATGGACGGTGCCCAGGCGCAGCTGCTGCTTTTAGATCCGCCCTATAACGTAGACGTTACCGGCGGGACGGAGGATCACCTGAAAATTCAGAATGATCACCAGGACGACGCGGCGTTTCTTAAATTTCTGGATGCGGCTCTTACAAACGGACGGGGCGTGCTGGAGCCGGGGGCCTCGTTTTACATCTGGCACGCGGACGGCGCTCCCGGGCGGCTATTTCGAGATGCCTGTTATGATGTGGGGCTGGAGGTGCGGCAGTGCCTGATCTGGGTGAAGCAGAGCGCCACCATGGGCCGTCAGGATTATCACTGGCAGCATGAGCCTTGCTTGCACGGGCAGACAGAGCCGGAGGATCTGAACTGCGGCGACACCTGGGACGGCCACGAATCCTGTCTGTATGGCTGGAAGGACGGAAGGGCGCACCTGTGGTGCTCCGACCGAAAGCAGACCACCGTGCTGGAATACGACCGGCCGACCAAGAACATAGAGCATCCCACCATGAAGCCGGTGCGGCTGTTTGCTTATCAGGTGGCTAACTCCACGCTGCGGGAAGCGGTGGTGCTGGATCTGTTCGCCGGGAGCGGGACAACGGTGATTGCGTGCGAGCAGTTGGGGCGAACAGCGTATCTGATGGAATCCGATTCCCGCTTTGTGGATGTGATCATCCGGCGCTGGGAGGCGTTCACCGGGGAAAAGGCGGTGCTGCTGAATGCCTCCTAAGCGCCAGCCGGTGGCAGCTCTCCGGGCAAAAGGCAGCCGCCACTATAAAAAAGCCCAGCTGGAGGAACGGGAAGCCAAGGAGATCAAAGCACCGCCTGCTAAAGAATTGGACCCGCCCCACTATCTGCCCGCGTCTCTGGCAAAGAAGTTTCGGGAGTTGGCTCCCGTGCTGATCCGAATGGGGGTGCTTACTTCTCTGGATGCCGACGGTCTTGCCCGGTACTTACTGGCGGAGCAGAATTATCTGCGCGCCACCAACAGGCTGACGGCGGCTATGAACGCCGGGAATACGGATGAATCCCAGAAGTGGGCGGCCATTCAGGACCGGTTCTTTCGGCAGTGCCGGTCGGCGGGGTCTGATCTGGGGTTGACGGTATCCAGCCGGTGTAATTTGGAACTGCCGCCCGGAAGCGTGTCAGGGGAGGAGGCTGAAAAGGAGGCAGATCTTTTTGGCGACGTCTAAGAGTGTCCGCAGGCAGAGCGGGCTGCACCATCCCGTTTCGGTCTATGCCAAGCAGGTGGTGCGGGGACGGCTGCGGGAGCAGTGCTGTAAGTATGAAATTCTGGCGTGCCAGCGGCACCTGAACGATTTGAAGAGGCAGGGGACGAAAGACTTCCCCTATGTGTTTGATACCACCCGGGCAGATCGGATCATTCGATGGTTCAGCCAGTGCATTCAGGTGCGGGGTGTGGACGCAGGAAAGCCCATCGGCTTGGAGCCATGGCAGGTGTTTGACCTTGGCTGCACCTATGGGTGGGTGCATAAGGACACCGGCGCACGCCGCTTCACCCATACCTACAACAAGCGGATGCGCGGCAACTACAAGTCCACGGAAAAGTCCTGTCAGGGCCTTTACCATATGTGCGGCGACGCGCTTTACCCACCATATCAGCCGGAACTGGCTGTCTTTGAGCAGGAGCCGGAAGTGGAGTGCGCGGCGGTGGACCGGTCGCAGGCCATGCGTGTTCTGGGCGACGCCAAGAAGATTGCTCTGGCCAGCCCCAACATTGCAAAGCGGCTGTTCATTCCTCGTTCCAATCCCATTGTCCATCGCACCCGTGGCGGCTATATGCGGGCGGTGTCCAAGGATACCAAGAACAAGGACTCCGGCGCGCCCACCTATTTCGTGGTGGACGAATACCACGCCCACCCCAATTCAGAAATCTATGAGCTGGGTACAAACTCCTTCGGCAAGCGAGCTCAGAGCCTGCTGGATGCGATCACCACGGCCGGAGACGACGCAGGCAGCAAGCCCTGCTATCGGGAAGAGCTATACGCCAAGCGGGTGCTGGAAGATCCGTCAGTTACAGATGAAAGCTATTTCGTGATGATCCGGGAGCTGGACGCGGAGGACAATCCCCATGACGAGGCAACGTGGCGAAAGTCCGGCCCATGCCTGCGGTATCCCAGCGCGTACAGCGCCATTCTTCTGAAGCAGATTCAGGATGAGCACAACACCGCTTACGACTCCAAGGACCCCGATAAAATACGAAAGTTTTTGACACGGCGGATGTGCCTGTGGCAGACCGGCAGCGTGAACCACTATCTGGACGAGCACTGCATGGAGCTGGCCCGCAAGGCTCAAGTTTCCACTGCGGAGTTTGCCGAATTGACCGACGGCCGCCACTGTCACTGCGGCTTTGACCTGGGCAAGCGGATCGACCTCAGCGGCGTGGCGGCGGTCTTCGATCTGGACGATGGGCGCATTGCAATCCGAATGCATGGGTTTATGCCGGAGAACGGCGCGGAGCGACACGAAAAAACGGACCGGGTCCCTTATAAGCATTGGGCCAAAGACGGCTATTGTACCTTGACCCCCGGAGATGTGACGGACAACAGCTATGTGTACAACTGGATTTGCAAAGGGGAGCGGGACCACAAGTGGAAGGTGGACGAGGTGGACTTTGACGGACACAACGCGACAGACCTTGCCATCCGTATGAACGAGGACCGGGGCCGGAACGACTTTTGTGTGGATGTGGCGCAGACCTGCGCCGGGCAGAATCTGGCGGTGAAGACCTTCCGGGAGCTGCTGCTGCAGGGCAAGGTGGTTCTTGAGGAAAGCCCGCTGGTTCTCTGGTGCCTGCAGAACGCCATTGAAATCAAGAACAACTACGAGGATATCAAACTGAGCAAACGTCATAAGGACGACACGGAGCGCATCGACCCGGTGGCCGCTGCCATGAACGCACTGGCCCGGGTGCTGGTGAAGCGGACGGACAAGCCGGATTTGGCGCAGGTTATGAAAACCCGGAGGAACTATCATCTGTGAGGCCCGAGGGCCGGAAAGGAATTTACATGAAGCGTCTTGTCAAGTGTCTGGTTGCCAATCTGAACAGCCTGACCCTGCTGGCCGGGGCCGCCGTGGTGGCGGCAGGGGCCGGAATGATCTATCTGCCTGCGGGGCTGATTGTCGGCGGCGGGCTGATGGCGGCCGGGGCAGTGCTATCCATTTGGGGAGAGGATGATCGCAAGTGAGTCTAAAAAAAGGATTGGCCCGCGCCGGACGGACGCTGGACAGCCCCCGGAAGTCCATGGGCGGCGCGATTCATAGCATGACGCTGGACAATCCGGCTGACTGGCTGAATGCCGAGGACGCTATGGGCCTGAGCCGGGACCGTGCAATGAAAATTTCCACGGTCAACCGATGCGTGGAGGTCCTGTCCAACTCTATGGCGGTGCTGCCGGTTTACATCATGGACGAGCACAGCAAGGAACGCCTGACGGATCACCGGCTGGGCCGTGTGCTGTGGGGCCGGGCCAACGAGGCCATGACCACCTTTGACTACCAAAAGCTGATGATGTGCAACGAGGATTTGCGCGGCAATGCTTATGCGTGGATTTATCGGGACGCCAGCTCCGGACACCCGGTGGAGCTGATCCCGCTGCCCCCGGACTACGTTACCCCGCTGACCGACACGTCCGGGCACCTGTGGTACTTCTTCATCCATCCGACCACCGGGGAGGTGACGCGGCTTCGCCCGGAGGATGTGCTGCACTACAAGGCTTACAGCGAGGACGGCATTGAGGGCATCAGCGTTTTGAAGCGGGCATCGATGACGCTGGACACCGCCAGAGCGGCCCAACAGTATGAAAACAGTGTCTGGCGCAGCGGCGGACAGCCCAGCGGCATTCTGACCACAGAATCCGATATGGGCGATTTTGTCGAACAGGTTGGCCCGGATGGAGAAACGATTTGGGTTGACCGGAAAGTGGAATTACAACGGAAGTGGGAGTCGGCGCATCGGGGGCCAAATAATGCTCTTCGGGTGGCTGTCTTGGACTTGGGGTTGAAGTATACGCCCATCTCCATGACCAATACCGACGCGCAGTTTGTGGAGAGCAATGAAATCCGCGTGGCGGATGTGTGCCGCTTTTTCGGGGTACCCCTGCATTTGGCCTATGCCGGAAAGCAGTCCTATCAATCCAACGAGCAAAATGGCATTGAGTTCGTGAATTACACCCTGCTGGCCCGCGAAACCCAGTGGGGGCAGGAGGACACCTACAAACTGCTTTTGCCCGGCGAGCGGGCAAAGAACCTGCGGATCAAACGGGAGCTGAAAGTGTTCCTGAAGGGCGACACGGCCGCACAGGCGGCGTGGTATCGCGTTCTGCACGATATCAGCTCGCTGAATCCCGATGAGATTCGGGGGTTCGAGGATATGGGGAAAATCCCCGGAGGAGACGCCTATTACGCCAGTTGGAACGGCGGGCCTCTGGACAAGTGGGCAGTGCTGAGCGTGATCCGGGCGCTGGGGAAAGCAACGGAATTAAATTTACCGGAAGGGAGCAGTCCGAAAAATGAATGAGATTTTAAAGAGTGCCAACATCCAGAAGCAGGCGCTGGGCGACGCCGATCTGTCGCTGATCAATCAGCAGGCGTTGAGGGCGTTGACGACGGATGAGGTGTTCACCTTCCGTCTGGCGGCCTGTGACAATCAGGTGGACCGGGACTTTGAACGGTTCACCGACGCCGCACTGGAGGGCCTTGCAAAGCTGTTTGTTGGCCGCACGGTGCTGATGGACCACAAATGGAGCGCCGGGAATCAGACCGCCCGGGTCTATGCCGCAAGCGTGGAGCAAAGCGGCAGCGTGAAGCAGTTGGTCCTGCGGTGCTATATGCCGCGCATGGAGCAGACCGCAGGCACGATCACGGCGATTGAAAGCGGCATCCTGCGGGAGTGCAGCGTGGGCTGCACGGTGGAGCGGGCGATCTGCTCCGTCTGCGGGGTGGACAACGCCAAAGCCTGCTGTGAACATTGGCAGGGCCGCGAGTATGACGGGCAGCTCTGTGTGATGGAGCTGGACGGAGCGAAAGACGCCTATGAGGTGTCGCTGGTGGCAGTCCCGGCGCAGCCGGGAGCGGGCATTATCAAAAGCAAGCGTTACGGCGTGCCGGACGGCTCGCAGGACCCTCCGGCGGGTGCCGGAGCTGACGATGCACTTCTCCGCATGGCGCAGGCCATGCAGGAGCAGGAAGAAAAACGATATGGAGGATTTGAAAAATGACTTATCAGGAACTGCTGGAACTGAAGAACACGCGCGCGGAAAAAATGAAAGAGGGGGCGGCGCTCCTTGAAAAAAAGGACTTTGCCGCTCACAAACTTCTCATGGAAGAGGTCGGAAAACTGAATCCGGAGATTGAGGCGACGGAAAAGCAACTGGCCGAGGAGGGCCGTTTTGCCGACGGTGACGAAAAAATGAAGGCCCTGGCGCTCCAGAAGCAGAAGCAGAAAGAGGAAGAGGGCGTGGAGAAGTCCGTGGACGACATCCGCGCAGAGCCTGAGTATGCCCGCACCTGGGCAAAGGCCCTCAGCGAAAGCATGACCGTGAAAACGTCTCGCGGTGTGGAGGGCTTTGGCATTCTGCACAAGGCCCTGACCGTTTCGGGCGGCACTCCAGCGGGCGAGGAGGGCGGATTCCTGGTCCCCAAGGACTTCGACAATGCCATCATTCAGGAAACCAAGGACTATCTGGACTTGTCCACGCTGTTCAACGTGGAGTCCGTGACCACCTATTCCGGCTGGCGTGCGGTGGAAACCGCCGGGCAGCGGACAAAGCTTTCTTTGGTGGGTGAAAATACCGCCATCGGCAAGGCCAACCAGCCCAAGTTTACCAAAGTGGACTACACCGTGAAAAAGTACGGCGACCGTCTGGTGGTATCCAGTGAGCTGATGGACGACAACACGGCGGGCCTGATCCAGTATCTGGCCCAGTGGTTCGGCCCCAAGTACATCCTGACCAAGAACGATCTGCTGCTCAGCATTCTGAACAGCCTGACGTTTACGGCCCAGACCGCCACCACGGACAAGGACAAGGTAAAGGCCATCAAGAACATTCTCAACACCAAGCTCAACACGGCATACAGCCGGGGCGCGGTGCTGCTGACCAACCAGAACGGCTATGACGAGATGGACAACTGGGTAGACGGCCAGAACCGGCCCATGCTGGTGCCGGACGTGTCCGGCGATTTCAGCCGTATCAAGGGCCGTCAGGTTCTCTATGCGGATAATGACCTGATCGGCACCAAGTCCGTCACCGACGGCTCTGTGACCACGGAATACGATCCCCTGTACATCGGCAATTACAAGGCGGCCGCTACGCTGTTTTTGCGCAAGGCCATGGAGGTGGCCGCCACCAACGTGGGCGGCGACGCCTGGGCCAATGACGCTTACGAGCTGCGCTGCCTGTGCCGCATGGATGCGCAGAAGGTGGACGAGGCTGCGGTATACGCCACCGGCTATGCCCAGAGCGGCGCTCAGGGCTGAGGGGGTGCGTGATGAGTAAGAAATCGACTGATGCGGCGGAGGCCGCAGTCCAGAGCACTGATGCAGCGGCGGAGACTTTGAGCACGGCCGAGCTGAAGGCGCTTGCGGAGAAGCTGGAAGCAGCGGAAACCCGGGCGGCGGACGCTGAGCAGGCGCGGGCCGACGCAGAGAGCCGCGCGGTGACTGCGGAGACGGCACTGGCAGAGGCGCGGAGCGCCCCTGCCGCTCCGGCGGCGTATGCGGATTATGCGGAGCTTCCTGCCGTTGTGGCGGCTCCGCAGGGGCTGAACCTGCGGAACGGTCCTGCGGTGGGCTATGGAGCCTTAGAAATTCTTCCTGACGGCGCAACCGTGACGGTGCTGCCGCTGCCTTACGGCGTGGAGGTTTCGGGCTGGGCGCTGATTGTGTCCGAATCGGGCACAACCGGCTGGGTCATGACGGAGTTTCTGTCTGAGCCGCCCCGGGAGGACTGAGCCATGGCGGAGCTGAAGCCGGAGCGGAAGGCCGAACTGTTGGCATACTGCCGGATTGATGCACCGGAGGACACTTTGCTGCTCCCGGGATATTACTCCGCGTCGGTGGGGTATATGGCGGGAGCCGGAGTCAGCATTCCCACGGATGGCACCGACCGCCGGGCGCTGTATGACCAGTGCATCAACTATCTGGTGCTGGACAAGTACGAGCGCAGGAGCGCGACCATCACGGGGGCTGTTGTAGAGAACCCTGAGTTCGTGCGGATCAAGAATCAATTGAAGTTTACCGAGCCGGTGCCCGATTTGGGCACCGGCGGCGGAGAATAGGAGGGGCCTGATGGCGTTTATCAGCGCGGGCGATCTGAATGAGCGGGTGCAGGCCCGGGAACTGACCTTTGACGAGCCGGAAAACGCATGGAGCTGGCAAACGGTGTGGGGCGCATGGGCCAAGGCGGAGCAGAGCGACCGGACCAGCTACTTTTCGGCGGTGGGCATCGGGGCGCGGAGCGTGGTATTTCTCATGCGCAAGGCAAGCCGCATCCATCTTGGATTGTCCTTTTTATGGAGGGGGCGATTTTGTTTTTTGACTTCCATCGCGGACACCGAGCAGCCGGGGATTGTGGAGGTCAAAGCGGCGCTGTGCGAGCCGGTGGAGTGCCGGAAGGATGCGGACCTTGACCCAGCGGGGTGCAGCTTCCCCGGGGTGCTGACGGAGAAGTATTTTAAGAACGAGCCGGAGCGCCCCCACACAGTGACCACCGTGACCTATGTTCTGGTGACGCCGAAGGCAATTGAACTGGACCCCGGCTCCCTGGTAGAGGCGGGCGGCAAGGCTTACAGCGTGCAGGTTTGCCACATGCTGGATCAGTGGAAAAACGAGTATGAGATTCTCCGGAAGGAGGATTGCTGATGAGCGGTCTGGCCAGAGCGGATTTGCGGGACTGGCAAGCGTTTTGGAGGCGCTGGGATAAATTGATTGAGGCATTGCCCGAAGCGAAGGAAACGGCGCTCCGGATGGCCGGAATGGCAGTGCTGAAGGATGTCCAGGAGCAGGTCGATCGGCGCATCTCTGATTCCCACGGCAGGGTGAAACGCTGGCAGAGCCTGAAGCAAAGCAGCGGCGGCGGCTATGTAGTGGTGACCTCAGAGAAAGATGAAGTTGTGCAATTGACCAAGGGCGGAGAAAAAACAACCAGCAGTGATGTTACGCGCTATCTTGAAAAGGGGCATAAAGCCCGGACTCCGTCCGGCCGCGGCAAACTATATCGGGAGCGCCTGAACGAGAACAAAATTATTGCTTCTGAAAATGCCGGGTTTATCGTCCGTGGCCGTATGTTTTACAGTTGGTCGAAGCTGCGCGCGGGCGATCTGGGGCGGGAGGCTGCCGGAAAGACACTTCGGAAGTTGAAAACTGCCATTGAACAGCGCGGCTCCGACTTGACGTAGGGAGGAAGAATGCTGACACCAACCGATATCACAGCCGCCGTTGTCGCGGCGGTGGGGGAAGGGTTTCCCGGCGAGACGGTTTATGAAAATCTGGTTCCCCGCAATTTTGCCCGGCCCTCCAATCTGGTGGAGCTGATCGGAATCACCCTGGGCGAGGCATCCCCCGGCGGCGTGGAACTGCTGTACACCTATCGCATCACCGATTTTGTGGAGGTGGACGAGCGGCACAACAGCCATCTTCCTCTGCTGGACCTGCGGACCATGCTGCTGCTGGGGCTGTTTGCCAAAGGGTATCTGAAGGCCCGGGACCGGGCGCTGAAGGTGCGCCGCTGCACCACCGCCCACGAGCTCGACTTTACCGAGACAACGGCGGTCTTTTCCCTGGCTTACAGCCGGACGGACTTTGACCCGGTGGCGGTGCTGCCGATGATGGAGCAGCTGACGCTGCAAACAAAAATGAAGGAGGACACAAGCATATGAGCACGTTGACCATGCCCGGCATTGACATTGTCTTTAAGCAGGCCGCGTCCACGGCGCTGGCCCGCTCCCAGAAGGGGACGGTTGCCCTGATTCTGCGGGACGCGGCGCTGGCGGACACAAACTACACCCTCACGGCCCCGTCCCAGCTTCCCGCCACGATGGGAACGGAAAATCAGGCGGCGGTGCGGCGGGCGTTTCTGGGGTACGTAAAGCCCCCGAAAAAGATTCTGGTGTATGTGATGGGTGAGGAGGACGCCATTACCGCCGGGTGCGCGGCGCTGGGCTGGCTGTCCACCCAGCAGTTTGACTATCTGGCGGGGCCTGCCGACCTGACGGCGGCGGAGGCAGCCGTGATCAAGGCGTGGATTATCACCCAGCGGAGCGACAGCCACGCGCTCTACAAGGCGGTGCTGCCCAATCTTGCGGCGGACAGCGAAGCAATGATCAATTTTACTGCGTCCGGAATTGACATCGGCGAGACGGAGAAACTGACGGCTGCCGTCTACTGCGGGCGGATTGCGGGACTGTTGGCTGGCACGCCCATGAGTATTTCCGCAACCTACGCGCCCCTCCCGGAAGTCCGGGACGTGGAACGTTTGACGGAGGCGGCGCTGAACGCCGCTGTGGGGACCGGGCAGCTCGTCCTGTTCTGGGACGGGGAAAAGGTGAAGACCGGCCGGGCCGTCAACAGCCTGACCACCGTCACCGGAAAGAGCGACGAGTGGAAGAAAATCAAGATCGTGGAGCTGCTGGACATGGTGCAGCACGATCTCCGGGGAGCCATTGAAGATTCCTACATCGGCAAGTACGCCAACACGTATGCAAACAAACTCCTGCTGGTGACGGCCATTACCGATTATCTCCGCTCCCTCGCCCGGGACGGCCTGATTCTGGAGGACTTCACCTGCGGCATTGACGTGGACGAGCAGCAGGCGTGGCTGGAGAGTCAGGGAACCTCCACCGTGGACATGAGCGAACAGGAAATCAAAGAAGCGGGCACCGGGACCCGGGTGTTCTTGGCGGTGGTGATCCATCCCGTGGATGCCATTGAAGACGTCAGCGTGGGCATCACGCTGTAAGGAGGATTGTATGGACGGATACAGAGTAATCAACGGCGCGTTTGGCAGTGTCTGGGTCGACGGCAGCGAGGTGGCGGAAGTCAACGCGTTTCAGGTGAAGATTTCCAAAAACAAAAGCACGCTCAATTTCTGCCGTCAGATGTCGGAGGACTTCAAAATCACCGGGGTGAAGATCACCGGGAGCATGACGCTCCACAAGATTTATTCCCGGGGCAGCGACGACGTGGAGCAGGTGCAGGCGGGCCGCGATGTGCGCAAGACGCTGGTGGGCGCGCTGGCCGACCCGGACGCCTTCGGCGCGGAGCGCATTGCCGTGTACGGCGTGAGCTATGACGAGGTGACGGTGATGGACTGGGCCGCCGCCAAGGAGGGCAGTATCACCATTCCATTTACCGCCACGCGGGTGGAATATCTGGACAAGATTGAGGTGCAGTGATGAGTGAGAATTTGAAAAGCGTCAGCGTGCTGGAGCTGCTGCTGAAGCCGGAGCTGCCGGACGTGCGGAAGGTACTGCCGGAAAAGCAGGTGGAGGTGCCTCGGCTCAGCGAGCTTGCGGGGACGCCGATGGTGTTCACGCTGCGGGGCCTGAGCTATGATCAGGTGCGGCAGGTGCAGGAAAAGCCCCGGAGCGATCAGGCGGCGTTCGGCGTGCTGTATGGCTGTGTCAGCCCCAAGTGGGGGGATGCGGCGCTGCTGGACAAGACCCGTGGCATCGCCACGCCGGTGGACGCCATCAAGGCGCGGCTGATCCCCGGGGAGATTGACGAGCTGTACATGGAGATTCAGCAGCTCTCCGGGTATCTGCGCAGGACCCTCGGTGAGGTAAAAAACGGCTAGAGGCGGGAGACGACCCGGAGCTGTCATTATTGTTTTACCTGTTCCGCGCCCACCATTGGCCGCTCAGCGAGCTGAAAGAGCTGTGGGAGGCGCGGGACGGGTGGCAGGAGATCATCCGGGAGTTTTCCGCCTTTGAGTGCGAGCTGCGCAACAGGCGATAAAAAAGCCGCCCTCCCGGCGGGGAGGGCGGCGGCAAAGCCAACAGAAACGAGGTGAGGCGCATGGCGGAGTCTATTTCCATCGTCATGAAAATGAACGAGGATATTACCGGCAAAATGAAATCCATATCCAGCATGTCGCAAGGCTGCTCCAAGGAGCTGGAGGCGCTGGGGAGGAAAACGCTGGCGTTGGGGGAACGGTACCAGGACCTTAACAAAAACGCGGCAAAGGCGGCTGCTCAGGCGGCGGAAGTCAAAAAGGCCATGAATGAGGCTGCATCCGCTTTCAAAAAAAGCAGCGACGCGGCGGACAAGGTGAGCTTTGAGAAACTGAAAGCCGAATATGACGAGCTGACGGCCTCTGCAAGCTCCTGGCAGAAAATGTCCAAGACGGCCATGAAGGAAATGACCGACAGCTACGAAACCATGCGCAAGATGGATGCGGGAGTTGTTTCATCCGGAGGCAGCGGCAGCAGCGCCGGGGGAGCGGGCCTGCTGGGTTCGCTTGCCAACGCCGGCCTTTTGAAACTGGGCGGCGACGCCATTGCGCAGGCGGCCAACAGTGCCGTGAGTTCGGCCTTTGGAGACGTGGGCGGGTCGCTGGTGTCCGGAGTTCTATCGGGAGTTGCCTCCGGCGCGGCGCTGGGGTCCATGATCCCCATTCCCGGAATTAGTACCGCCATCGGCGCGGCCATTGGCGGCGCGGCGGGGCTTGCGACCAGTGGGACTCAGGCGTTTGGTGGCTATGACGATGCATTTAAAAGCTATGTGCAGGAAAACACAGAAGGCCAGCTAAGCCAGAGAGATGCGGACATTCAGTCCGGCTCTGCCGTGGCCTCCCAGCGGCAGCAGGACGCGATTGCGTTTAACACCATGCTGGGCGAGGGCATCGGAGACACGTATCTAAAAAACCTGCGCACGCTTGCGGCCGACACGCCCATGGAGTATGGCGACCTGACGGCTATGAGCCGGTCGCTGGCTACGGGCTTCAAGGATGATCCCAGCCGGATGCTGGGGCTGATGACTTCCATCGGCAACGCGGGCAGTGCCGTGGGTGCGGATGCAGGCGGCATGAACACCATGGCCACGGCCATGGCGCGGATGCAGTCCAGCGGCAAAGCATCGCTGGAGTACATCAACTTAATTCAGGAGCGGGGCGTAGACGCTGTTGGAATGCTTGCGGATGGGCTGGACAAGAGCAAGGCCCAAATCTATGACATGATCTCCAAGGGCAAGATCGGTGGCGTTAACGCCGTCAACATCATCCAACAGGCCATGGACCAGATGTATGCCGGGGCGATGGAAAAGCAGTCCCAGACCTTCGGCGGCCTTACCTCCACGCTGGAGGACGCACAGACGGAAATGCAAAATGCCTATGGCGAGGGGTATAACGCCGAGCGGGGCAAGGGCATCTCGGCGGAAACGGACTATTTATCTGGCAGCAGTGGAGAGCGGCAAATGGAGGCGAACCGGGCGATTGGCGCGTGGCAGGCCAGCTTGGAAAATGCCAAGGAAAAGGCCATTCGGGACGCTGTGGACAGCGCCATGGACAGTGACGCCTATCGGGAGGCCGAGGCCACCGGGGACGCTATAAAGATGGGTGAAATGATTGCCCGTGCCAAGATTCAGGGGCAGAACGATTATAACGCCAGTGAGGGCGCACAATTGGCGCTGGAGTCGGAAAAGGCACTGGCCGGGGCCATTCGGGACGATACGGCCACCAATCGGGACTACTGGGACGCGGGCTATGAAAAAGGCAACTGGTACACCAAGGGACTGGCTGCGGCTATCAGCGGCTATGACTTTCAAAGCGGTGTTGCCGGACGGTCGCTCCCGGCTGACGACACAGACGAATCCAAGCAGTTCAAACCGACATCGTACGTCGGCCTTTCCGGACGCTCACTCTCATCGGAGTACATCAGCTCCAACGCCTTTGGCCTGCGGCGAGTGTCGGAGACGGGGCTGTATCTGCTGCACCAGGACGAGACGGTGACGACAGCGGCGGAGAGCCGCGCCGGAATTGGGGAATCCGGACAGCCCCTGATCACGGGCAACGTATTTAATGTGCGGCAGGAGAGCGATATTGTCGCCGTTGCCACGGAGCTGATGCGGCAAATCGATCTGGCTAAAATGCGGGCGAAATAAGGAGGGCGTATGCAGTTTTGCTTTCGGAGCGTGAAGACTGATTTGGCGCTGAATATGCCCGTGACACCGGGTGAGTTTGCCGTGGAGGCCGGGCGCAGCGTGACGGTGCTGGACATGGCCCAGACCGGCGAGGCGGCGTTTCCGGGGCTGTCCGCCCTATTTAATGAGCAGTTTGAATTTCTGCTGCCGTCCGAAGCCCGGAACTACACCCAGGGCGATTACAGCGGGGACCCTTACGCCATGGTGGATACACTGGTGGGCTGGTCGGAGGCGGGAGAGGTGCTGCGGCTGATCATCACAGACACGCCGGTGAACTTTCCAGTGCTGTTGGGGCCTGTGCGCTACGGCGAGCAGGACGGCACCGGAGACGTGTATGTGACGCTGACTCTGCGGCGCTATCGGGACTTGGCGGCTGAGACGGCGGGCATCACTGCAGAAACCGGGAACAACAGCCGCTCGGAGGTCCGTGCCGCGCAGGCGGAGCGAACCCACACCGTTGTGAAGGGGGACACTCTGTGGGGAATTGCCCGGAAACAGTATGGGAACGGGGCGCTCTGCTGGAAGCTGGCCAGCTATAACGGCATTAAAAATGCCAACCTGATTTATCCCGGGCAGAAGGTGCGCTGCCCTGACAAATCCAAGCTTTAAGGGGGCGGCGGCGTGGCGTATGACGATTATCTAAAAATCAGGACATGGAGCCTGGACGGGAAAAAGACCGAGCACATCACGCCGTTTGTGCAGAGCAAGGCGTGGAGCGGGAGCTACACGGACTGCGCCCGGCAGCTTTCCTTCAGCGCAACCCCGGAGGCGCTGTGTGAGCTGGGCGGGCTGACGCGGCTGTACCACGAGGCGGACATTTTGTTTTCGGGGCATGTGGTGTCCCGGAAGCGGGATACCACAGCGCAAGGGCATATTTTGGATTGCACCGCGCTGGACAACGGGCGGTACTTGAAGCGCAACAGCACCTATCTGGCGGTGCGGGGGCAGACACCCGAGGCGGTGACGCGGCAGCTCTGCCGTGAGTTCGGCATCCTGACCGGCAGCATCGCGGCCACGGGGATTTCCCTCAGCCGGAATTTCTTAGGCGTGAGCCTGTATCAGATCATCCAGACCATGTACACGCTGGCGGCGGAGCAGAACGGAAAGAAGTATCAGATTCGATTTTTGTCCAATCAGCTTCAGGTTGTGGAAAAGGCCATCGGGCCGGACAGCCTGCGGCTGGTTCCGGGGAGCAACCTACTATCCTGCACCAGCGAGGACAGCATTGAGAAGTTAGTTACCCGGGTGGGCGTGTATGACGACAACAACCATCTGACCGCCCATTTTGACAGTCCCAACAACTATGTGGCGCTGTACGGTCTGATGCAGCAGGCCATCAAGGCCACGGACAGCGAGAAACCGGAGACGGCGGCCAAGCAAATTTTAGAGGACAATGGCATTGAAACCACCATCACGGCCCAGTGCATTGGAAGCCCCAAGCTGATTACCGGCAACGCGGTGGTGGTGGAGGAACCGGTCACGGGGACTTACGGCGAGTTTTGGATCACGGCCGACAGTCACAGCTTTTCGGAGGGTGTGTATCACACAAAGGTATCTCTGGATTTTCGAAACCTGATGGATGAGCAAACGGCGGGCAGCGTGCCGAAAAAATAATGTGTCCAATTTGGACACATCGTCCGTGCAATCTCCATATCCTTCACTTTGTCCTATGGACAAAGCTCACTCATTTCAATGCACGTCCTCTTCCGGTGCAAACGCTGCGCTGGTTTGCGCCGGATTTGAGGACGAAAGGGAGGCGTTACAAAATGAACGGAGACCCATTCAGCGGCCTATACAATCTGATGCGGACCGCAGGGCAGGAGGACGCCCCCACCGGGGCCGCCCGGCTGCGGCGGGGCACGGTGCTGACCGTCTCCCCGCTGACAATCGACGTGGCGGGGACGACGCAGGAGGCTGACCGCTTTTACATCAGCCACCGGCTGATCGCCGGGCATACGGAAAAGCTGACGGTATCCGGCTCCGGTGTATCCGGGGCGCTGGACATCTCTGCAAGCTGCCCCATGGGGAGCCATGATGATATGTCCATCCTCCGTGGCACGGTGGCGCTGAACGCAGTGGCCACGCAGGACGGCCCGGTGCTGCAGGCGGGAGACGAGGTGCTGCTGCTGACCACGGACGACCAGACATTCTATATCATTGACAAGGTGGTGAGCTGCGCATGAGCGATATTTTCCCGGTGGTGCAGCCGGAGGCGGAGGAAACCACCAGCGCGCTGCCTATGGCGCAGGAAGTCAAATGGGACTATCAGACGGGCACGCCGGTATTTTCGGCGGGTGCGCCCGTGATTGTCACCGGGGCGGAGGCGGTGAAGGTCTGGTGCTGGAAGGCGCTGAGCACGCCCCGGTACCGCCACGACGTTTACTCCTGGGACTACGGCAGCGAGGCCGAGGACTTGATCGGGCAGGCGTTCACGGCGGACGTGAAGCGCAGCGAGGCAATCCGGTATGTCCGGGAGGCCCTGCTGGTCAGCCCCTACGTCACCGGCGTGGGGGAGATATCCGTGGAGTTTGAGGGGGACCGACTGACGGTGCAATGCTCCGTCAGCACCGTTTACGGGGAGGTGGATTTAAATGTATGAGGATTTGACGGAGGAGCAGGTGAAAGCCCGCATCATTGCGCGGCTGCAGACGCCGCTGCTCACCGGGGAGGGCAGCTTTACCGGCGATATCATCGCCGCCATTTCCGTGGAGCTTTGCCAGCTCTATCACTCCATGGACGCCATGGTGCCCGCGTTTTACGTGGACGAGAGCAGCGGGCAGTATATCGACAAGCAGGCGTCCACCGTGGGCATCACCCGCAAGGCGGGAACCTCTGCCGCCTGCCCGGTGACCTTCACCGGCACGGATGGGGCCTCCATCCCGGCGGGCGCTCCGTTTTACACAGCCGCAGGCCTGACCTTTTATCTGGAGGGAGCCGCCACCATCTCCGGCGGTACGGCCACCGGGACGCTGACGGCGGCGGAGGTGGGCGCGGCCTACAACATCGGGGCCGGGGAGATCGTGGCCACTCTGCGCAATTACAGCGGCGTGGCGGCTTATGCCAACGGTGCGGCCACGGGCGGCACAGACGCGGAGACGGACACGGCGCTGGTGGAGCGCTATTACGCCCGGATGCAGCGCTCTCCCACCTCCGGAAATCCCTATCACTATCAGATGTGGGCCGGGGAGACGGACGGCGTGGGCTTTGCCCGGGTCATCGCCAAATGGGACGGAGACGGGACGGTGAAGGTGCTGCTGGCGTCGCCGGAGGGCGGCGTGGTGGATGCGGAGGTGGTGGGTGCGGCTTCGGCCCACATCGGAACGGAGCGGCCTGTGGGGCCTGCCGTGACCGTGCTGTCGGCCACGGCCAGAACATTGGCCGTCAGCGCCGCCATAAGCATTGACGGCACGACTACGAAAGCGGCGGTGCAGAACGCGCTGGAGGAGGCTGTGGGCGGCTATTTCCGCTCGCTGGTATCCGGGAGTTTTACCCGAAATCTGGACGCGGAGCTGGACGCGCTGGATGAGCAGACCTACACCGTGCTTTACAACCGGGTTGCGTTCTTGCTGCTCTCCATCCCCGGCGTGGTGGACTATACCGCCCTGACCGTGGGCGGTGGAGAGAGCAATGTTGTGATCGCGGCTGACGAGGTGCCGGTGCTGGGTGAGGTGACCGTGACGTGAGTATGCTGCTGGCAAAATACCCGGCGTATCTGCAAAAGGGCGCGGAGTTTGCGGACATCCAGCAGGCGCTGGAGCCGGAGCGCCTGGCGCTATGGCAAGCGCGGGACGGGATGATGGATCAGCTCAATGTGGACAGCGCCACATGGGGGCTTAAATTCTGGGAGCAGGCGCTGGGCATCCCGGTGGAGCTTGCAAAGCCCGCCGCCTTCCGGCGCAGCCGGGTGAAATCCAAGCTGCGGGGCGTGGGTGTGACCACCGTGGCCATGATTCAGAATGTGGCGGAAAGCTTCAGCAACGGGGCTGTGGAGGTTGCGGAGCTATCGGAGCGGTACCGGGTGGAAATCAAGTTTGTGGGTACCATTGGCATTCCGCCCAACATGGACGATCTGACAGCCGCCCTACGGGAGATCATGCCCGCCCATCTGGGGTGGGACTACGTGATTATCTACAACACCTGGGGAGCAATTAAGGCCCGCACCTGGGGGGCACTGGCCGCCCGGACCTGGGCTGACATAAAGGAGAGTGATCTGGATGGATAGTACCGTAAATCTGGGACTGCGGCTGCCTGCGGGGACCGATTATGCCGACGTTGCCGATCTCAATTATAACTTTGAGCAGCTGGATGCGGCGATGGCGGCGGCGCGGTCGGCGGGGGGATATGCCGAGACGGCCTATGCCGTGGGGGACTACTGCACCCGGGACGGCAAGTTGTACAAATGCACTACGGCCATCACGGCGGGAGAGCCGTGGAATCCGGCGCACTGGGCGGAGACGAGCATTGACGCGGAGTTTAAGGCGCTGTATGCGGCGCTGGCTGGGAAGGCAGCCGCTACCCACACCCACACGGCTGCGCAGATTGGGGCGGACCCCTCCGGCAGCGCGGCGGCGGTGCAGGCCAATCTTAACTCCCACACCAGCAACAAGAGCAATCCCCACAGCATAACCCCGGCGCAGATTGGGGCGGACCCCTCCGGCAGCGCGGCGGCGGTGCAGGCCAGCCTGAATGCCCATGCAGGTAACACCACAGTACACCTAACGGCGGTGGAGCGGACGGCGTGGAACGGGAAAGCAAACACCGTGACGCTTACCTGCACCGTGCCGGTGGCATGGACGGCGGTAGGAGATGTCTTTTTTCAAAACATCTCCGTGCCGGGGATGATGTCGGGCGACAATCCAATCGCGGATATCCTGCCGGGAGGCGACAATGCGGCCAACAAGCTTTACGCCGAGGCGTGGGGCAAGGTGCTCAGAATTGACACGGGTGACAACATGGTCCAAATCTGGTGCACGGAAGCGCCCACGGTGGCGTTCCCGGTGCAGTTTAAGGTGGTGCGGTGATGGGAGAGGCATTGATAGTCCGTCGGGGTCAGAGTTTTAAAGTTGGGACAACATCTCGCACTCTTAGCCTTCAAGGTACAGTTCAGAATTTCCAAGTTGGTAGCTTTACCGGAATTGTCCTCAAACCCGGTGATTTTATTATTGGGCGCCATCTGCATACTAACGGTTATTATTATCCGGTTTTTGGATATTACAGCGCAGATCTTCCAGATCTCGTGTGCGTTGTTTCATCTGGCAATCTGAGTACCGCAGTGGAGATCACATTCGACGTTTACAGGCCAAATTAAAGGGGGTAAGCCTATGTACATCACAACCAAGACCAACAAGCACCACAACGTGCTCGACCAGAGCATCCGCCCCGGTGAGGTGCGCTACACCTTGGACGAGGCCCCTGCGGAACTTGGGGCCACCGTGGCGCTCTATACGGCGGACGGAGGGCTGTGCCTGCGCACGGACACCGTGGCGGATTTTCAGTACCCCCGAATCCGGGGCAACATTGTTATCTTGAGCGACACGCCGGAGCCGATTCCGGCATCTCCCACGGCGGCGGAAATTAAGGCGGAGCGCAGCACGGCCATTAAGGCAGCCTGCGCGGCGGCTATTACGGGCGGCTTTGACGCGGACGTGCTGGGGCGCGGACCTCTGCACTACACACTGACGGAGATTCAGCAGCGGGACCTTCAGACGCAGTATGCAGCAGTGCAGACCGGGGCGACCGAAGCCCTTTGGCACGATGCCAGCCGGGTGACGCACGAGGTTTACACGGCGGCACAGTTTACCGCGCTGTTCCAGACGGGCTATGCCTACATCATCTCCTGTAAAATTCGCTCCGACTGGCTGGAGCAGCTGGCTAATGATTTGGCCGACGCGGACAAGCTCTCGGAGGCCGCTGCGGTGAACTGGGTCATGGAGTTACCGGAGGACTACCAGATGCAGTGTGACGCGCAGATTGCGGCGATGTTGGGAGGCGGTAATGCGTAGAGCCGGGGACGCGATTCTAAGCGGCCTGCTGGCGTGCTTCGTGGGAACGGCGTACTTTCTCATTGAAGTGGTCTGGAAGACCGCCCGGGGCCATCCCGAGGGCATTAGCTGGACCATGCTGGTGCTGGCGCTGCTGCTGGGCCTCGTCATGGAGCGCATGGGCGCAGAGCTGCCGTGGAATTGTCCCATCTGGGCGCAGGCAATTTTAAGTGGCCTCGCCGTCACGGCGGCGGAGTTTGCTGCCGGGTGCATCCTGAATCTCTGGCTGGGCTGGGGCGTGTGGGACTACTCCGAATTTCCCGGTAATGTGCTGGGGCAGATCTGCCCGCAGTTTGCGGCCCTGTGGTGCCTTGCCGCCGGGCCGGTGATTGTGGGGCTGGACTGGATGCGGTATGCCGTCCGGGGCGGAGAGAGGCCGCACTATACGTGGAGGTGAGACATTGGAAAGCATTATCGTTGCAGTAATTACCGGCGGGCTGGCTCTGATCGGGGTGGTACACTCCAACCGCACAGCCGCCGACCGGACACAAACGCAAATCAGCACGGCACAGGCCGTCACCGACACCAAGCTGGAGGAGCTGACCCGGGAGGTTCGGGAGCACAACCACTTTGCTCAGCGGATGCCCGTGCTGGAGGAGCAGATCAAGGTGGCCAACAACCGCATCAAGGACTTGGAGACTGCGGGCAAATAATTGTTACCCAGCCGCAAGTGCGGCAGAAAATATATTTTGGAAAGAGGTACATCATGGAAAACAAAATCAGTCAGATTAACAGGATCATCGCAAAGCACACGGCGGGCGAGGCCACGCTGGAGGAAACCAACGCGGATCTGCGGGCGTTTGGGAGCGACCTGCGGCTGCAGCCCGGCAAGAACGCGCTGACGGCGGAGGAAATTGCGGCGGCCGTGGTAGGTGCGCCCGGAGAGGTCTGCGGCGCGGGCCTGCTGGACACCGGCACAGGCACGCTGGACAAGGTGTATGTGAAGGACGGCAGACTGGTGGACAACGACGTGGGCGAGATGCACGCGCTGCTGCTGATCGGCGGCAAGGTGTTCCGCGTCGAGGGCGACACGCTGGCGGAGTGATGAGGACGGGGCGGGGCACAGGCTACGTCCCCCGGAAGAAAGGAGTACATATGAAAAACTGGAAGACTTGGGCCAAGGCGGCGGGCGTGAGAGGCATTAAGACCGTGGCGCAGACGGCGGTGGCAACCATCGGCACGGCGGCCGTACTGGGTGCGGTGGACTGGCGGATGGTGGTATCCGCGTCCGTGCTGGCAGGGGCGCTGTCTCTGCTGACGAGCGTGGCAGGACTGCCGGAGGTGAAGGCGTGAGCGCCAAGACGGCGAAGGAGCTGCTTGCCGTTGCCCGGGCGGAGCTGGGTGTAAAGGAATCCCCCGCCGGAAGCAACAAGGTCAAATACAACACCTGGTACTACGGGAGGGAGGTGTCCGGAGAATCGTATCCGTGGTGCGTAGTGTTTGCGTGGTGGTGCTGTGCGCAGGTGGGCCTATCCTTGCCCGTAAAAACGGCGAGCTGCACCGCGCTGATGAACGCCGCAAAAAAAGCGGGAATGTGGGTCACGACCGGATACTTGCCGGGGGACATTGTGATTTATGACTGGGGCGGGGACAAGATTCCCGATCACTGCGGAATCATCGCGCAGGTAACGGGCACCGGCTACTTGTGCATTGAGGGCAATACCGCCGTAGGAAACGACTCTAACGGCGGGCAGGTCATGGAGCGCACCCGGGCCGCAAAGACGATTCTGGGGGCTGTGAGGCCCGTGTATGCGGCGGAGCTGCCGGAGAGCGTGCAGTGGGCCGTGGACAGTGGCATCATGCAGGGGAATACCTCTGGCGATCTGATGCTGGATAGTCCGGTGACCCGGAAGCAGTTTGTCACAATGCTGCACCGGTATCATGTGAAGTTCGGGGGATAG